GGTTTATTACCCGGTGTATCTCCCATACCCACATTTTTAAAACATCTCGAAAATTGGCATACTTCTATTCCAATGCGCACCCAATGGATAGTTTTTATAGAAGATTATCCTGCAGTACTTAGAATGTCATTATTACAAGCTTTAGAAAGAATGGAAGGAAATCCTCGTAATAATAACAATGAAGAAGCAGTAGAAGCTTTATTAAAAGACCCTTTGCAAAGAGTTCAAGGGTGTGTTTTAGCTCAAGGGGTAAATATTCCAGATTTACAACAATTACAAACAAGCAGTAACAAAGTTTTTAATGATAAACAAAGGGGCTTTATACCTGGTAGAATTAGTGAAGGTATGAACAGCTATCAAAACTTAACTATTCAATTTCGCGAAACGATTACGTCATTTGTTGACTTTGTTATCAGGCCTTGGACAATATTTTCTGGTCATTTTGGTTTTGTTGCAAGAAAACCTGTTTCGTTGGTTGGACCGGGTCAAGCTATATTAAAAAATCCAAAAGATATGAGTACGACAATTCGTATTTTTCAATATGCTAAAACTTTAGCAGGTATATCTCAAGTACCTCGAAAAATTTATTCTTTTTATAATTGTTTTCCGGTTTCAATAGGTAATAGAAATCTTACTTACGATACCGAATCAATGGATTTAAATGATACGCAGTGGGTCTATTCTAATTACACAGTTTCAAATAATTTAAATTTTAATATTGCCGATATAGTTGAGCAACAAATATTTTGGCGTAGTCACGGAGGTCACAAAGAAAATTTTGAAGTGTCTCCTAGAAATGTTGCTGCTAATAATAATTCATTTGATTTTTAATTAGCACGCTTAATTTTTTATAGGGTGCATCATTATGAGTTTGGATTTCAAATTTCCCATCACTGTAACTAACAATAAAAAAGTTTTATGTGGAGAATTTTACAATAAACATTTTATTGACTTACAAAAATACATTGAACATGATGATGACCAATTATTAGGCAATCATTTCGATAAACTTTGCCACTATCTTTTTCAAACTGAAGAAAATTTACACGCTATTGACAAATTTATACTGCTTTTAAAATTAAGAGCTCAATATATTGACCCTGTTTTAAGTTTTTCTTCTCAAGGAGGTAATAAACAAGCAATTGATATCAATCTTATTGTAGAAAACGTTTTAGAAGGGTATAAACCTACGGTAGTTAAACAAGATATAGGGGGTATGCTTTTTACTCTTGGTACCCCAACCAAATTAACCAAAAGAAATTCGGTTTTAGATTATATAAACAAAATTAAATTAGGAGATGAAGAAATATTACTTGGTAATATTGATTTAGATGAAAAAGAAAAGATTTTACAAAACATTCCTTACAAATATATACCTTTATTAAAAAATGCTGTCAAAACCATAAAACAATCCCCTATAGTTTTGTTTCAATTGTTTGAAGACGGTGAATTAAAAGATAATATGTTTGGTTTTACCAGTTATGAAATGTTTACCTTCTTGAAGCTTTGTTTTTCTGAAGGTTATGAAGGTTTATTTTATTATGTTTATATTTTTACCACTAAACTAAACACTTCCTACACTGATTTCCAAAAATACACCCCAATTGAAACAAAAAAGATAATAAAACACTTTTCAAAAGAGATGGAAGAAAAAAACAAGTCAAATCAAAATCTTAATATTGGTGGACAATAGAATTTATTAGTATAAATGATTGTATGGCCTTAACAAACGATGAAGTTCAGAAAATCAACGATATATACAAGCAGCTCGACGAAAAAGACGCTCAAATTGCAGCTTTAACCGAACAATTAAGTAAATTTGATATTATTATCGAAAAGCTTGAAGGACTTGCCGCTGCTGTGTCAAAACCTGCTGCTAAAACGGCTAAAAAATAAATATTTTAATGGCCGTCGAAAATATCACCGTAAGTAGTCACGATAGAAACACAATTAAAACAATAGACACCACAACTGGTGCTATAAAATACGTAAGACACGTCGGTGGTGAAATTGAAACTGGTCCTGTAGTTACTGGAGACACAGTAACCGTAACTGTTAAAGAACCTCAAGGTAAAGTTACAAAAGTCTATAAGCTCCCCAATCTCTTCCTGCAAAAATCTTTCTTTTTAAACTAAAAGTTGATTCTACTTGAAGCATTCTTATAATAGCCGTATGTTGCCGATAGATTTAACTCAAGATTTGGACTTATGTTTAAAGTACAATAAGATATCAAATTTTTTAACTAACGATTATTGTATATTTTACGGTTTTAACATTGAAAATAGGTATGATGAAGAAAGACACTTAATTGATAAAAGTTTAAAGCCTGTAAGATTGAAACATAATGATAAACACTTTTATGGTGTCATATGTGAAGGTAATGATAATTTTAAAAAGTTAATTAAGCATATGAAAAAGCAAGACCTCGATGAAAAATCATATGAGAGATTGTTTTTCGAATTTAAAATTAACACGCAAAACTCTAATAAAAATTTTAGCTCTGGTATTTACCCTTTAGATAACTTGAGCGTAATAAGCAATAGCAAATTTAACCCAGAATTGTTCTTTAAAAACGAAAATATACCTTTTTACCAAAGAATTTCCGGGATTAAATGCTATATATTTTGTAGATAAAATGAATGTAATAAAACGTAACGGTAGAAAAGCTGCTTTTAACGAAGCTAAAATAGGAGCATGCATTGACCGGGCATGCAAAGACATAGAAAGTGTTGATCGTAATCAAATTTTATACAACGCACGAATCAAACTCTTTGATGGTGTAAAAACTTCTGATATTGATAAGTCATTAATTAAGTCAGCTCGTGCTCTTATTGAGCAGGAACCTGCATATAAAAAAGTTGCAGCAAGATTGTTGCATAAAACAATTGTAAAAGAAGTTTTTAATGAAAGTGCTGATAAAGACGCATATGAAATGCAATACAGAAAAACTTTTATTGTTAATTTAAAGTCTTTAATTAAATTTGGTCTTGCTTCAAAAGAATTAAACAAGTTTGATCTAACAGAGCTTAGTAATTATCTGAAGCTTGAACGTGACGACAAGTTTGAATACCTAGGCTTGCAAACAATTTATGATCGATATCTTTTGCATATTGATCAAAAGAGGTTAGAAACCCCTCAAGCATTTTGGATGAGAGTTGCAATGGGACTCGCAATCAAAGAAGAGAATAAAACAGAATGGGCTAAAAAGTTCTACGATGTCTTATCTACATTTACATTCATGTCATCAACACCCACTCTGTTTAACTCTGGTTGTGTTCACAATCAACTCTCATCCTGTTTTCTTTCAACATTTGATGATAGCATAGATGGAATCTTTGATGGGTTGCATCAAGAAGCTCTAAAAAGCAAATATGCTGGTGGGCTTGGTATGGATTTAACTCCATTCAGACCAGCTGGTAATCATATCAAAGGTACAAATGGGCTTTCACAAGGCGCTGTTTACTTTTGGAAGATTTTTAATGATATGCTTGTTGCTGTCAACCAGGGTGGCAAACGAAAAGGGGCAGGTTGTGGTTATCTTGAATCATGGCACGGTGAAATAAATGAATTTCTTGAACTAAAAAAGAATACAGGTGATGAGCGTAAACGTACTCATGATATGAATACCGCTAATTGGATTCCTGACTTGTTTATGAAGCAAGTTAAGAAAAATGGCGATTGGTATTTGTTTAGTCCGTACGAGTGTCCGAAGCTTCATGATAGCTGGGGTGAAGAATTCGAAAACGAGTATGCAGAGTGCATTAAACGTGGTAAAGCAGGGGAGCTCAAGACGTTCAAGAAGGTAGATGCGAAGGAGCTTTGGAAGAAGATGCTCCGAATGATCTTTGAAACGGGTCACCCGTGGATAACGTTCAAAGATCCTTCAAATCTACGTTATAGTAATCAGCATGAAGGTGTAGTTCATAGTTCTAACTTATGTACTGAAATTTTATTGCATACAAAAGCAAGTACATACAGAGAGGACGGTACTAGAAGGATAAAAGAGTATGGAGAGACTGCAGTTTGTAATTTAGGTAGTATCAATTTACGAGAACATCTTAAAGAAGATGATATTGACTATGATAAACTAGAGGTAACTGTTGCAACAGCAATAAGAATGTTAGATAATGTTGTAGATATTAACTTTTACCCTACAGAAGAAGCTAAAAACTCTAATACTAGACACAGACCTATTGGTTTAGGTTCAATGGGATGGCATGATATGTATTATCATCTCAATGTTAACATGGATTCTGAAGAAGCTATCAAGTTATCTAATAGAATTTATGAGTTTATTTCATATCACGCTATATATAATAGCTCTAAACTAGCAAAAGAGCGTGGATCATACTCAACTTACAAAGGTTCATTATGGGATAAAGGTAAATTACCGTTCGATACATATAAAACCTTATGTGAATATAGGGGTAGAAGCTTCGATGCAACGGAAACCCTTGAGTGGTCAACGGTTAGAAACCATATTAAGAAGCATGGAATGAGAAATTCCAATACAATGGCTATTGCACCTACTGCAACCATTAGTAGTATTGTTGGATGTGCTCAGAGTATTGAGCCTTATTACAATAATATCTTTGTATATAGCACTCTCTCAGGTGATTTCACCATGATAAATGATGCATTTGTTAAAGACATGAAAGAGCTTGGAGTCTGGACGATAGATGCATTAGAAAACCTTAAAGCATGTAACGGAGATTTGACGCTCTTTGAGTTTCCTAAGGGGGTAAATAGAGACGATAAGAATAGATTAAAAGACAAATACAAAACGGCATTTCAACAGGATCAAATCAAATTAATTTCGGCAGCAGCTGCAAGGCAAGTGTGGATTGATCAAGGTCAAAGCTTGAATTTGTATAATGATCAGACATCTCTCAAATCTCTCAATGATATGTACATGCATGCTTGGGAGGTCGGACTAAAAACAACATATTACCTAAGAAATAAAGGCGCTAGTCAAATAGAAAAGAGTACAGTAAAGACAGTAAAGAAAGAAGACATTACTGCTGCTCAAGAAAGTCAGGTGGTTGCTTGTAGTATCGACAATCCAGATTGTGAATCATGTCAGTAAGATTATCTTCAGATGATGTTAACTCTTTGGAAGAAGATGAGTTAAGTTTAGTCCTGTATATTGTAGAAAAATATATGGGGCTTGACCCTTTATTTATAAAATCCATTAAAAAGAAAAAAATTCACGAGGCACTAATTTCGGTGGAAAGTTTATTGTCAGAAACCGGAAGAGATGTTCATCTAAAAGTTTTAAAAAAATTGTTCTTGTGATATTTTGCTGAGTAGGTATAATTATTTTTATGTCTAAAACAGGTCAAATTCTTTCTAACGAGTCCGCTGGTGTAAATCAAATTCTTCCACACGTAAACAAGTGGGCTTGGGATTTATACAAGACTGGTAAAAGAAATAATTGGGACCCAGAAGAAATTCCAATGACTAGAGACATTCAAAATTGGAATAGTGACCTGTTAAGTGAAGAAGAAAAGCATGTAGCTAAACGTACCTTGGGATTTTTTGCAGGAAGTGAAAGTCTCGTTGGAAATAATTTGGTGACGTTGTACAAATATGTGACCGACCCGGAATGTCGTCAGTATATGTCCCGACAAATTTGGGAAGAGTGTTTGCATAACGATACAATTGTACATATTTGTGATTCTCTTTCATTAGACATTAATGAAGTGTATGAAGCTTACAGTAGGGTGCCTTCTATTAAGGCAAAGGATGACTTTTTGATGGAAGTTACCCGGAGCATTTCAAAAGACATTGACATTGAAACGTTCGAAGGTAAGCAACAATTTCTTAAAGCAGCATTCTTGTATTGGATCGTTTGCGAAGGTACATTTTTCTTTTCTGGCTTTGCAATGTTGCTTCATA